TTGGAGTAGTCGTCCCGTTTTGGCAGGACGTTTTCGTTGTAGTAGCCAAAGGCCTCCAAGTCATCTCTTGAAATCATAAGTCCCTCCAATTTCCATGTTTGTCTTCAATCTGCGTATTCCCTTCGTAGCGTCGAAAGGTCAGTAAACTGGGGCTCGAAATAACCATCCTTGATGTTATGAAGCACCACGGCTCCTTTCCACCAAGATTTATTGGCTTGCCCTGCCCAGCTTTCTTCCGCCCCTTTGAATGACCCAGCAACCAGCCCAATCGCCGCTTTGCCAGCCACACCATCACGGAAGTAGACGTCACGCTTATGAGTGTGACCCACAACGCAACTATTGTAGCGGTTTTGGACCAGTGCGTAGGCATGGTGTACGCCAGAGACAGGCCGACCCATGTTGCCACCTGTGATAAAATGAGCGAAATCGACACCATCGTAGCGGTGGACTTTAGGGTCACCATTTTCGTACTCGTGGTACTCATCAAACCACTTATTCGTGTTAAGATGCTTGAAGCTAATCCCATACTTGTCGCCCTCCAGACGTGGGTCAAAAGATATTGCCGTTTTGATACGGTGCTCGTGGTTCCCTTCAAACCCATAGTAGGCGGGACGTTTGCGTTTGTTCTTTACGAACTCGTGACGCATACGCTCCATAGCATCGTTGTAGTGGTTAATGTCACGCTCATACGACTGCGATACCACAGCCTGTGGCTTACGTCCGTCGAACGAATTGAGAGAGCGCATGTCTGCACCGTCACCCAAGTCAACCACGTAATCAGGCTTCAGGTCGTACAACCATCGGCCTAGCCATGTGAAGCGTTCGTTGCTTACGTCTGGATCACTGTGTGCACACGAGAACACAACTGCTGTATTAGAACCCATCAAGTTGTTCCTCTTCTTCTTCTGTTAGGTATTCATCTTCGATGTCAATGTCATGCTCTAGCATGTCGTCGTATGCATCTTCGTATGTGTCGTAGTAAATCTCTTCTTCCCAATAAGCACCACGCCCATCGGTCATACGACAGATCATCCAAACGAAGCCACCCTCTGAGTAAGGGCCGCTGATAAACTCTACAATCCTCATTCCTTCATCCAATCTTCTGGTATCAAACGATCTGCATATTGAAACCCGTGCTTCTTGCACCAGTCTCCGTATGTTGTGGTAGATCGCTTCGATAGTTTCGTTCTGCTGTTGCTAAAGACGAAGCGTATGTCTAGCTCAGGGTGCTGCTCTTTGATGAGCAAATGCTTTGTCCTGTCGCTAGGCATGAAGCGCCCCTTTGTCTCAATGATAACACCGTTGCCTAACACAAAGTCTGGCGTGTACGTCCTAGGCTTAGACACGTACTTAATCTTCTGCTCCTCATAGCTGTACGAACAGCCACACTTCTTGAGGAACTTGGCGTTATCTTGCTCAAGGCCTGACCTGTAGCCAGCCTTAAGCGCACTCTTTCTTAAGCCTCGGTGGGTGGTTGCCATAGCTGACCTACCTCCCTGCGTAACCACAGAAGCCGTGCGTTCTCTATGAGAGCATCACGATCCCCGCCATGAGCCTCTAAGCACCGCTCCCAAAGCTCTAGCTCTGTGGTGGCACCGTCGAGTATCTTAGCAGCTTTCTTGGGGCCAATGCCTGCAACACCCTTGATGTTGTCTGCACGATCGCCCTCAAGGCACTGTGTGTAGAAGAACTGTAGGCCCTCGAACTCTGAAGTCTCGAACCACTGGTCCTTACCGAAGTTGTACATGCGACAAGGCACTTGCAGAAAGTCTTTATCAACGGACGCAATGATTGCCGAAGGCCCGATCTCTGTAGCTTCAATAGCTATGAGGTCATCTGCTTCTTCGCCACTGGATACCACAGCCTCATAAGCATCAACAAGATACTCACGCATGTGCTCTAGGTGTCGTGGCTTTGCAGTGTCCCGACGATTGCCCTTGTAGGGGGCTATGGTGGCAAGCTCATATCGGAAGTTGCCACTACCTGTCAGGAACGCCTTATACGGCTGTCCGTCGAATGTTGTCTTTTCGAGGATGTAGTCCATTACCTCGTCGACCTTATGCTCTGCGTCCTCCTGTTCAAGTTCCTCTGCGGAGAATGAAGCCCTATACGCCACAATATCTGCGTCGATCAGGACCCTCAAAGTTCTGTCTCCCCATTCAGTTGATTGATGCGCATCTCAGCGTATCGGATAACCTTGCGTAGGTCTGTGACCTCGCTCTGTTCCATCGTCTGTCCGTCATACTGCTTGAAGCCAGCACGCGAGCTGTACTTGATGAGGTTACCACGCCAGAACTCAAAACCATTGCGCATGATGAACGTAATCGGTTCGATCTTCCACCGTGCGTAGTGCTGTGGTTGCTCAACGATGTCTTCCACGATCGTCTCTTGTTCGTCACACAGTTTGCACGAATAGCCATCGAAGGAGTTCCCTCCGCACCATAGGCACTCTTTAGTATTCGTCATCCTCTTCTTCCTCCGTCACTATTAAGATGCCCTTGTCGATCATATCTTGCATTGCTATTGCAACGATAACGCCCTGCGCTTCCAGCTGCCTGTCTTGTGTCCACAAGATGTACGATGTAATGGCTTGAATAACTACAAGCCCCCAGAGTGTGTATTCCATAGCTGTCTCCTTTGATGTGGTAGGGGAAGGGCCCGAAGGCCCAACCCTTATGTGTCATGTGAGCTAAACTCGTCGCCATCACTGGTGATTGCCACAATCTCTTCGACTAAAAACGTGGCACCTTGTGCAGCCTGAAGACAGACCCGCAAGAAGTCGCTTATGCAGAGGACCTCAGTGTCCGTAATGGCCACATAGTTTGTGCCTTCGTCTGCTGTAATGGTCACACGCATCAGAATGTGTCCTTGTTAACTGTGCCAGCACCTTCGAAGATAACCTGATCAATGACAGCGATACGCTCCAAGCGGATAGAGGCACGCTGGCCTGTACCGTAGATGGAAACTTTGACGTGTACCTTTGTGCCATTGCCTAGCTCACCGTCCTCAGCGAAGTTCCACTTCTTTGTGCTCTCACCGTCTCGGAAGTCGAACACCAGAGGTGCGCCACCGAAGTCAGCGATACCAGAGGGGTGCTTGTTAGGGCGCTTGAGCTTCAGGAACTTACCAAGGGCGAGCTCACTGTTGCCCATCTTGATTGTGTCGTGACCCATAGCTGCCATAGGCGCACCAGCTGCAAAGAACTTCTCGAACATCTCGTCACTCTCTGGGTAGAAGTTCACGTTGTACTGACCTTCAGTCTTCGCGTGGAAGTCCATGTTGTCGTCCATGTTCTCTTCGAACACACGTGCGTACTCTACGAAGCCTGTCATCATTACTGTTGTTGTCTTAGCCATCTTGTATTCTCCTAGTGGATGTCTGCATATGAATTGCCAACCTGCGTATCTACGTCAAGCTGGATGTTGAGTTGAAGGATGTCGTTCGCTGCACCGATACAGCTCTTAAGCTGTGCCTGCACTTCGTCCTCTGTCCCCTTTGGCGTCTGCACAATGATCTCGTCGTGGAACTGACCGATCACCCTGCAGCCGCTGTCTTTGACCAAGCCGACCCATGTGTCGAAACAGAACACACCAGTCGATTGGTTTAGTGTGGACCACCGATCTTTTTCATATCGGAGGTTATGCCAGAAGTGAGACACGGGGTTAAGTATCCACATCTCACCGCCAATCTCACGTACCTTTTGGCTCTCAGCTGCTTTCTTAACAGCCCAGTTGCGCCTCCAGTAAGCTTCGATCAGCTTCTTTGCCTCTTGTTGTCCCATGCCAGTGGTGCGCGCTAGTTTTACTGCCCCCACTCCATAGACACACGCATAGTTCGCGGCTTTGTAGTTCTTGCGTAGCCCAGACAGGTCACGCTCGCCTGATGTGTGCTTGTCGATGTCCTCTTGCGATACCACACCAGCATGTTTCGCTAGGTCAAGGTGTGGGTCGAAGCCTTCTTTGGACATTTCCTGCACGTAGTCAGGGTCTAATGGCTGCATGTAGTGGCGCTTTGTGTTGTCCTCCAACGATACCATGTCAGAGCCAACCAGAACGTCACCTGCAGGTGCTATCAAGCACCCTCTGATCTCCTTACCGTAGGGCTTATCGACCGCAGGTATGTTAACCAGTGGCTTCATGTGCTTGAAGCGAAAAGTGTTCGTAAGGCCTGCTATCTCGGCTTTGAGCCAGCCATCTTTGTGGCTCTCAACAAAACCTTTGACCACACCCAAGCGGTGGGTGAGGACTGATAGACCGTCAAGCAGCTCAATCGCGGGGTCTCTCGACACCAAAGTAAGAACGCTAGGGCACAACTCTGCACCGTCACGAACTTGTGGTATCTTGCGCTCCTGTCCGTATTCCTCGCCCTTAATGTACTTAAAGGTTCGTGGGACCCAACCCAAGCTAAACAGCCAGTCTTTAACTTGTTCGTGGCTGTTAGGGTTGCCATCTTCCATCCCTGTGACCACAGTGATTGGGGTCTTGGTGGAAGCGGGTAGGAGCTTCTCGCGCATTAGCTCGTGCCAAGCCTCGCCTCTTGCAGAAAGTGACCCATCTTTACGATACATCACCTTTGGCGGGTTCATCACTTTTGTGATAGGCTTCTTTGGCATTGCTTTACGAAGCTGTAGTTCTTTCTCCTCCTTCATTTCAGTTAGCTGTGATAGTAGTGCTTCTGCCTTGGGCACGTCTAAGCGCCACCCGTAGGCCTCTTGGTCTTTCGCACACCCCAGTTTGAACGTGAGGTAATCAATGATCCTGATCTTGCTACCCTCGTCACGATACAGGCGGCTCAACTTTCGGTCCAGCTTATCCCATAACAAAGAGTTGATCTTGACGTCCTCCTCGCACCTGTGTGCGTACTCCTCTGGTGTGAGGTTGTCCCAGTCCGTAATCTTTGGCTTCATAACGCCAAGGCGCTTGCCCCAGTCGTCTAGGCCATGCCGAATGTGAGACGGTTCTAGGTACCACGACAAGATGAGCGTGTCGGTAACAGCTGCGCTTGGTGAGATACCCAAAATCTTTTCGATCAGAGGTAAGTCGTATCGCACGATGTTGTGGCCGATCAACTCCTTTGCACTCATGAGCACTTGGCGCATGATGTCGTAGTCGTGTGTGCTGTGGATCGTCTTGTCCTCAGCCTCCCAAGAGAGCACGTGGATTTTGGTAGCTTGTTCTAGCAGGCCATCTGCTTCCACGTCAAAAATCATTTAAACCTCCTTGACCTTGAAGATTGGGTACTGTGGGTACTCCTCCAAGAACTTGCGTGCATACCATGTGCACCAGTTCTGGCTGAGCTTGTAGCCACTGCCGTTGTTCTCGCGCACCATTGTCTCGTAGCGCATGAGGTGGAAGATGCCAGCGGCTGAGAACTTCTGGCCCTTCTTGGCGATGTGGATTGCATACTCTTTGAACATGTCCCACATCTCTTTGTTTTCTGCAATGTGTGCGTCAAACATTTCTTGTGTAATCTTAGCCATTAGATTTGCTCCATAGTAAAGGTTTCAGTGTTGAAGAGCATTTGCCCTGCCACACCCTCTTCGGAAGTCGGTCGGTTCTTTTCGATCACCAACGTGGTTGTGTTGCGATCTTCAAAGTCTTCCGCCTCTTTGTTGCGATCGAGCCTTACGATAACCGATGCGCGTTGTCCGATCATCTTACAATACTTGATCTCGTTGTCCTCGTTAGTGTGGCCAATAGTTACAATGCCCACGTTGAGGTCAGCTGCTAGCTTCGACAGCCTGACTGACAACTCTGCCAGCTCGCTTTCCTTATTGCCCTCGCTCGACACCGTAATGACATCTTGGATAGGCTCAAACATGACGAACTTGCAGTCGTAGGCTTCCTTCATGAGCCTGATCTGTTGGATCAGTTCGTCTGCCCCCTGTCCTTCCTTGAGGAAGTATTGGTAGAAGTTGCCACCATCAGCGATACGCCTAATACTTGCACGAACGTCATCTGTTCTCCCTTTCTCTTCGATTAGGTCTTTGCGTGTTAAGTTCTCGTTGAGGTCGTAGCTGACCAGCCCTAGGACTGACCGAAGCTTTGTCTCTTCGAGGTGCCATGTGGCGAACGTGACGCCACGCTGAATAAAGTTCCACTCAAGGTAACGCATGAGCTCGGTCTTGCCGATCCCAGTGGGTGCCTTGAACACTGTGAAGTGCCCTTGCATGAGCCCCATGGCCTTAGCGTCGAAGTCTTCGATGCCTGTGGGCACGTAGGTGTGGTCTGGCGTGTGGTCAAACAGGTCCAGAAGGTCCTCTGCAGTGTGCAGAATGTTGTCTGGCGTGTACTTGCTTGCGTTGAACCACGCACTCTTGAAGTCGTCCCCTTTGCCTGCTTGCAGGAACTCATTGGCGTCCTTGTAGCAGCTGTGGTCAACCCTGTAGACCTTAGAGGGGAACAGGTTGTGTATCTTCTCGGCGATCTCATTGCCTGCACCATCGGTGTCGACAGACAGGATGATCTTGTCGAAGGTGTCTAGCCAAGGCATGACGTTCTTCCAGAGCTTACCCGAAGGTGTGGCACTCGGCAGTGATACCACAGGGTTAGGGTAACGCGACCGTGCACCACCCAGCATCTGCCAAACTGACAAAGCGTCTAGCTCGCCCTCAGTGATAGTAACATACTTGGACGAGCCTGCAGTAAACAGGTTCTGCCCAAAGAACTCATCAGTGCTCAGGTTGACCGCTCGGAAGCTCTTGGGTAGCGTGCGTATCTTTTTGCCACCGCTTGGGTAGATGTATTC